TCATAATATATTATATAATATTATATCATATATTTATTTTTTTATAATGTAATATTATACATGCCAATACCAATAAATAAAGATTTATATGAATATGTTAAGCGATATGCTGATAAAATCTATAAACACAATTCAGCATATAAAAGTATGTACATTCAAAAATTGTATAAACGTTTGGGTGGAACTTATAAAGATGACGGCTCAGAACGTAAATTAAAAAGATGGAAAAATGAAAAATGGGTCGATATTGGCAATAGGGAGTATCCTGTATATCGCCCTACGATTAAAATATCCGAGTCTACGCCATTATTGGTAAATGAAATAGATAAAAAAGATTTGAGAAATAAAATAGAACAAAAACAAATAATAAAAGGTTTTAAAAACTTACAACCTTTTAAACGTAAATCTTACTAGGACAAATTAGTTTTTTAAATTATATATAATATTAATATCCAAAACATCCCGTGACTTTTCAGACTCTAAAATAATAAAATGTAAATCTATATTATATGAGTGATTCTTGGATTAATACTTTCGATGGAATTTTTTTTGTAACTATTTCTACATTAGTATGTGGTTCATTTGGTTTAGTCGTTAGATATTGTCTAAAAAGTAAATGTGATGAAGTAAATTTATGTTTTGGATTAATAAAAGTACATCGTGATATAAAAGCAGAACTAGAATTAGAAGAAAAAGAAATTGAGGCGGGTTTAGATGATGACTCTGATAAGACTAAAAACTAATACAATACAGCAATTTAATAAAACTACTTTATTTAATTTCTTTTCTTGTTCATCTATAATATGTTTGAATTCATAATATTGATAAACACAACACTGATTGCATGGAAAATTTAACATTATATATATTGTATTTATAAAAAATATTTTTAATTTCCTTATAATATATGTATATAAAACGAAAAAGTATACACGTGTATAATGTTTTAAGATATAGTGACTTTTTGTCTTAAGATGTTATTAAAACTTGAAAAACTTAAAAAAAAGAAACCAGTCCCAGTTAATATTATACAAGAGAGTATTAATTATTGGCGTAAAATTGGTTATATTTAACAATAAATTTTAAAAATAAGGGGCGAATTTATCTATTCTAGATAAATCTAGATAAATAATTAGATATTTACTATAGAATATCTACTAAGTAGATAAATTTATATATTTAACAGTAAATATTTATAAATATTTACATATACATATCTATTTTTTATCTATTTCATATCTGTTATTAGATATTTAATATCATTTATCTAATTATTTATCTAAATATATCTACATTTAGATATTTAAACCCCCTATTTTAAATATATAATAATAAAAATAAAAATATAATATATAATTATATATATATAATGTTAGAAGAATCCCCAGATGTTTTTTATGTAGATGTTTTAGTCAATAATATTAATTCAAATTATAATATATCTACAACCCCTGCTGAATATAATGAAACTCGTACAATCCCATGGTTATACAATCCTGATAAGTATTACGGTGCTATAGTTCAATTCAATATTCAAAATACAAATACACCAGTCATTGAAGTTCCTATAGTTCCAAGTCAAGGAAATATAAATTTAACAATATACGATTTAGTTTTAGAATATAACGGAACTGAAATATATCAATCCGTTATTTATAGTCCTCAAAATAAAACCGCAACAATACCATTAGCACCAAATCAATATCCTAATGGATATCAAGAAAATGATTCAAATTATTATTCTGTATATTCATATAATTATTTTTGTAGTCTTGTTAATAATGCTTTTGAATCTGCTTATAATCAATTACAAATAGCATTTCCAATATTACCAAATAATCAACAACCATTTATAAAATATAATCCAGAAACACAATTATTTTCTATTACATGTGATAATGCTTTATATAATCAAGATGTGGCAATAACACCAATAAATATATATTTCAATGGTGCTTTATTACATTTATATTCTTTTTTACCATCCTTAACTGTAAAATTAAATAATCAAGCATATGAACAATTATTAATAAATAATACTACATCAATAATTAATAATAATGTTTTAATATTTACTCAAGAATTACAAAGTATAAATTTATGGTCTCAAATTACATCTTTAGTAATTACAACACAAACAATCCCAATAATGAGAAGTCAAACTTTCTCACCAGCATTATATTATAGTGGTATTCTTGAACCATCAAATTATAATAGTCAAACACAATCGATATTATTAGAATATTCTGTTAATGATTCAATATATACAAGAAATATTGTATATAATCCAACTGCACAATATAAAATTTTTGAATTAGATGGACATAATCCACTTTATAATTTAGATTTAAAATTTTATTATAGAAGTACATTCGGTTATATAAGCCCTATATATTTAAATAGTGGTTCTGCCCTTTCTGTTAAAATAGGATTTTTTAAAAAGTCTAAATTTTCTAATCTAAAGAATATAAATTAAATATATAAATTAAATATTTTTCAAAAAAAAAATATATATATTAATTATATATAACATGTCTCACGAAATTAAAGCAATTAATATTGTTGATTCCCGTATAAACGATTTAACCAATGATATGACGTTTGGTGTATTTGATTCTGCATCTCAGAGTACTTTTCAGCAGTTCCCTTTTAATTCGGCGTCTAATTCCAATCTAACAGCGAATATACAAATTCCATCGGAGGCGATTGTTTCAGATGCTAGAGTTTTATTAAAATCAGATTTAAATTTAACTATTACTTGTGGTAATGTTCCAGCAACTAAACAAGCATTTCAATATGGTTTAACTGATTCTTTAAATAGTTATCCGCTTCAATCACTTTTTACAACTGCTCAAGTAACAATAAATAATGCTACATCGTCAACAAATTATCAAGATGTACTACCGTTTTTAAAATTACTTGAAGATAGTAAAAATTCTGATAAAATAAATTCTACTTCTCCTGATTATGTAAATGAATTTTGGGGTTTATATTCTGATGCTATATTAACTAATTCCAATCCTATGGCATCTTATAATGAAGCAAGTTATGATAATGCTAGAATACCAAACGGTGCTTATCCTGCTACTATTACAGTCAATCATTATATTAATGGTGTTTATACTGATTCAAGTCTTATTTCAACGGGTGCTACTACCGATACATGGGTTATTTATATAACTTTTAAAGGTTTAACTGAACCATTTTTAGGACTGTCGCCTTTTGCCAATAAAGACTTCAATAAGGCTGGTTTATTAGGAACGAACAATATCGCAATGACACTAAATATAGATAGTGCTTGTAAAAAAGTTTGGGCATCTGGTAATTCTTATGTAAATAATGCGGGTAATGGTTTAGCATCTTATATTACTAATATTACTTTAGGTAATCCATCATCAAATAATCTAGGATTTACTAATTCTAAACTAATGTTCAATTTTTTAACTCTTTCAGATTTACAATATTCAAAAGTTTCAACTCGTTCAGTTACTGGTTATTCAGATTATAGTAGATATATCAGTCCTGCGTCATCTTCGCCCGTTGTTCCTGCTGGTGGTTCAGGAAGCGTAACCTTCCAAAACATACAACTCAACCAAATTCCGAATTTACTTGTTTTCGCATTGAGAGTTCCAATTTCTCAGCAAAATTGGGCATATACCGATTCATTTTTAAAAATTAATACAATTTCAATAACTCTAAATAATCAAAGTGGGTTAATCGCCTCAGCTTTAATAGAAAATCTGTATAATATGAGTGTTGATTCTGGAAGTCATCAATCATTCTATTCTTTTGGTGGACGTGCTAATGCCATACAGAATGGTGTAGCCGTTACAACTGTTCCAACTATTGGTTCTATGATTGTCATCAACCCTGCTAAATATCTATCGTTAAATCCTTTATTAAGTAATAGCTCAATTGGTCAATTCAATTTGCAAATTACAATCACTTCATTCGAAAATCAATTTCCGTTTAGTATTCAACCAGAAGGTATAATAATGTGTCTCAACAGTGGCTATTTCGTAACTGAAACGGGTAGTTCATCCATTTTCACCGCTGTACTTGACCGTCAAATGGTTCTCGATGCAAAACAACAAGAACATCATTCAGTTATTGATGAAGAATTATATAAACGAACAGTTGGTGGAAAATTACATCATGGATTTGCTGGAATTTCTAAATTTTTTAGAAATATGAAACCTCATCATATGATTCATAAAGCATTAGGAATGGGCGGAGAAGATGAAGAAGGAGGCAAACATCACAAAAAACATCACATGTCTAAATCAAGATTAAGTAAATTATTAAGATAAAAATATATAAAATTATTATTTAATTATTTTTTTAATTATTTTTTATATGTATAATATATATATATAAAAATGTCAATGTTGTCAAATCAAAAAATTATTAATGAACTGAAAGATATTACTGATAGTTTCATTAAAACACGACCAGAAATGGATATGAATGCTTTTGTATCATCACAAAAAGAACCTTATAATTTAGGAGATAGAAGAGGTAATCATCCTATTAATTTTTTAAAAGGTGGTGGTAGTCCATCATTTCAAAAACATCCATTAGGATATGGTAGTATTAATGGTAATACATTACATCCTGACCCGTTATATTCTGGTGTTGTTTATAGACCAATTTTAAATAGAGGAGGTGCCATGTTAGGTGAAAATATGCCATTAGAAGGAGGTGATTATAGTTCATCAGAATATTCTGATAGTGAATGTGAAACTGAAAGTGATTGTGAAGGTGGAGATTTAATGAGTGAAAGTTCTGAAGGTGAATATTCAAGTGATGATGAAGGAGAAATTGGAGGTGGTGTTTATGATAAATATATTAAACCAGCAGGGAAAGCATTAGGAAATACTTTATATGATGTTGGAAAATTTGCGTTTAATGATGTAGTTGTTCCAGTTGGTAAAGAATTATTAAAAAAAGCAATAATGGGAGCAATAATGGGAGCAGGACATCCAAGAGTTTATGGTGGCATGTTAACAGGAACTAAAGAAGAATTTTATCATATATTAAAAAAAATAGAACCACATTTTAAATTATCAAGAAAACATACTAAAAATGATTTAAGAAATGAAGTATATAAACATCTTGAATCTACAATGTCTAAAAAAGATTTAGAAACAT